TATAAACAACGTGTCACACGACTCATTAACCGAATCAACCCCATACAGCGTTTTCTCGCCGTTCATTTTCCCTAGGTATTTTGGTTTATTAGAATTGTCGTCTTTATATATAGCGCGACTCTGATAAAAAATGATATCTCCTTTACTGTCATAAAACGGTATGATAAGCCTATTAGAATGAACCTTATCACTCAGCGAAACCCAAAGAGTTTTAGGCCTATTAACCGCCAGATGCAAACGCCGCTTTACAATCAAAATGATGGCATCTCTAACTACTTTATTATGCCTATAATACTCTAGTTGAGTCTTATCAAAAAGATTTATTGAATCAGCTGGGAGCCTGTGTGTTTTTACTTCCTTCTTTATTTTCTCTTGCTCGTAAAAACTAGGTGGTAGAAAGTCGAAGCTTCTTGCTTCGTTTGCAATTTCGCGGAAGGATAAACCGGTTACTTCTATTACCCAATCTACGGCACTACTATACCAACCACAGTTGTGACAACAGACTGCATTTTTCTTGGGTATGAAATAACACCGCTTCTTCTTAAGCCAAGAGGAACCCTCTTTACATATGAAGCAGGAACCCTGATATACCTTTTGGTGTTTGTGGAATTTAACGCCTCCGTTAAATTGAAAAAATTTTTGAGCTATGTATTCCTCAGGTATCACTACTTAGATAATACATCACCTATCAAGTGGGATCAACAGGTTTTGAAAGATCCTTGACGCTTACAATACCTTTGCGGATAAATGTACCAGAGCACGGATCTATATATTCAGCTTCGACGACCTCTGTATTACCGCGAATGTAAGTCTTTAATATCGGTCTCACAGGCTCTCCGCTAATAGGAGACGCAATAATTACTGGTCGGATGAAATCCATACAATTATTTACCCGCTTTCTTATTTTTCTCAAATTGAGAAATGCATGTTCGGTAGACATCAGACGGTAGCTTCTCAACTATGTCAATTATCTTGCTATCTATACCCACCTTGAATTTATCTTTGGGAATCTCTCTGTTGGACATCTTTGGAATGCTTAAAAAACTCAAGTCATCACTACTTTCTTGAATATAAACCAACATTTCACCAGCGTACTTGCCAGTTGTTACAGCGTAACAATAAGCGCGTACTGGGTGTTTAATATCTGAACTCATTACTGCTTGCTGTATTTTTCTAGCAGATATTTGCAGTATTGATTTTGGTTGGATGTGGTAAAATCCATCAACTGCTTCCGACTCATTATCTTACTACGGTATGCACTCTCTTCCGGGACTCCAATCATATTACCTGTACGTGATTGTACTGCCTTTATATACATGGAAGCCTCGAATAATGAATCAAATGTGCCAGTATCAAACCAAGCAACATCGTCTCCTAGCATTTCAATGCTCAGTGAATTTTCCTTTATATACAGGTTGTTGAGATCCGTGATTTCTAATTCACCACGACTAGACGGCTTTAAGCTTTCCACCTTCTGAACCACTGTGTTATCATAGAAATATAAACCAGGGATTGCAACGTCTGAGATCTTATCTGCCGGTTTTTCGATAATCTTGATTACGCTGGAACCCTCAAACAGAGCAACTCCATAATCTTGGGGGTTCTTAACCTTTTTACCAAAGATTAATGCACCTTTTTCTAGCTTGATGTAATTTTTAAGACTCTTCCCCGTAATACCGTGGAATAAATTATCACCTAATACCAACATTACACTCGAACTACCAATGAAGTCTTTACACACCTTAAATGCGTGAGCGATACCCAAGGGTTCATCTTGTATAATGAACGTAAACTTTACAGACATATGGGAAAAGCTTAGCATTCTCTCAAAACTAGACTTATGCTCACTCCTACACACTACGGCGATATCACTTATCCCGCTATCAAGCATTACTGATAGCGGGTAGTAAATCATCGGCTTATCATATATAGGAAGATGTTGTTTGCTCAATGCGCCGGTAATAGGATACAATCTAGTACCACTACCACCCGCAAGTAATATACCTTTAGTTATCATTATATTTTTAATTTAGAAATACACTTCTCGAGAGACGCATTAACATCAGGTAATGCCAAACCTAGGCGCGCAATCTTGGACGCATCCAATACGCAATTCGAACGCTTTGCTTTAACATCCAATTCGTTTTCATTTATAAAAGACCATTCCTGCTTATTTTTTCCTTGATTTTTCAAGATATCAGCGATGACTTTGTTAGAAGACGACCCGGCGTTTACCACATTGTAAACACCGAATTCACTAGCCAGACCACCAGCGATGAACCCCTTGGTGAATTCGCATAAATCCTCTATACATGTCATACTATTTTCACACGAAATCAACTTAGGATATTTTTGTATCTTGCTCAAGATACTTCGTTCACTACCTGAACTACAAAAAGGCATTCTAATTCTGAATATGTTACCATACCCTATCGAATTTAGATTAAGCTCTCCTAAGTGTTTACTTTTTGAATAGAAACTACTTTCATTAGAATACATGCCAAAGTTAGGCACGTCACCCTCAGTGAAATCTTTCTCATACCCATTATATATGCAACCGCTTGATATGTGTATATACGCGATACCTTTTTGTTTGCATATAGCTGCAATCTGTTGAGGCAAAATTGCGTTGAGGAATAAACACTGCGGCTTTACTTCTTCAACTTCACACGCATCTACATTGGGTCTTCCGGTGTAACCAACGCAGTTGATTACAATTGTTTCATCATATGCTTCTGAAAGAAACATATCCAGAAACATTGAGAACTCGCTTGGTTGAGTGTAATCTGTGTTTCTCCTGCTAACTATATGAGTAGTAAATAGTCCTCGCAGAGCTGAATGTAAATATTCGCCAATATACCCTTTGCCGATGATGAGAATTTTTTTCACTTAGTCATCATTATTATCCGGGTCTTGAGTTCCCTTAGTCATCATGTAACTTATAAGTGTAGATAAACTATCTATCTCTTGTTGGCTGTGGGTAAGGGTTATTTTGATGGGGTCACCGTCTGAATTGTACCCTACGAGAATAAAACAATTCAAGAATTCAGATACAGTAGCTCCCAGAGCTTCCATTTCCAGCTTGGATGTGACCTGATTAACCGGCACTTTGCGCTTCTCATCACGCAAAGTGCTCTTTATCAGATCGTCGATTTGCTTCATAAGAAGCGCATCTTCGGGGTTACGATTGGGTGAGTTCTTGCGGGGCTTCTTCATTTAAATTAGTTGGTCGTTGTTTTTCAAACAGACGCTTACCTGGATAATATTCGCGATTAGTGACGCCTTTACTAAGCAGATACTCTATAATAACCTCGATACTATCAGTTACAATAGAGAAATTCTTTGGGATATATCTACCACCGTCATTTATTTCAAAGTTAAATACATCATTTGCATCCCGGTTCTCATAACAGGTAATAAAAACGGATTGACCTCCTGGATTTACTAGGACAGTCCATCGGCGCGGATCGTCTTTAGCGTAAAAGGCAAACATCTTTATGATGATAAACCCATTATCTTTTAAGCGCTTAATAAAATATCCAGCAGTTTTTAGTCTATTCTTAGACATAACCCGGATCGGCTTATAATATTTTTCCATTTCATTCATATTAGTTTACAAGAGCTGAAACAACATAACGGGTAAAAAGGTTATTAATAGATGCATCAAATGTTAATACGTTAAACTGTGATGAATACTTGACATCAAACTTAGGGCATTTAGATGAACCTAGTATTCTCACAATTTCAATATTGAGTGGAATTACCTTAGCAAAACCACTTATCGACGTACCACTATTTGAAAAGTCATTAGATATACACGTGCTAAATGAATCTACATTATGCCTCGCCTTATCTGTGACTTCACCATAAACCTTGTTACCAATGATATTAAAATATATCTTATTAAGGTCCGCAAGTAAAGCACTACCCCTCATCAAATTAGCCAAAGCTTCACTGCTTATAGTGAAGCCGTAGTCAAATGATATTTTAGAAATCTTATCCATGCTTATCTTCGGAGACGATAAAATACCGTCCTCAAATAGGTGAAACTTGAATCTCACGATATCGGAGTTGTAATTAATGCTATTAGCATCTACTTCTAGATCGATTTCACCAGATATTGCTCCTAATAATTTCGAGAATTTCTTAAAGTCTGGAATATTAAGACTTACTGTCTTATCTTCATCGTGAAATTTACCGGCATTTGTATACTGACAGTAAACAATGATAGTGTTGTCAGCAGTAGACGTCGTGCAAGATATCTTGTCTCTTTCAATCTTAAGAACACCGTTATCAACGATGCGAGACAGATTAGAAACGAAGTTGTTACAGAATACCTCTTTATTATCTATTTTTAAATTCATTCCAGGATACTAAGATTTTGTTTAAATAACTCACGTTTTTTTTTCTGGAAGCTTGAATCCTTCAATGAATTTCAAAATTTTACCAATATCAGATTCAACTCGACTGAGACGTTCAGCTATATCTTTTGCTACATCATACCTGAAATCAAATTCTATTTGATCATTATTAATAGGCGGCGTTGGTGCAACAGCCGTTGCGCGAGTAACAACGGGCAATGAAGCATCAACCTGATTTATCGACGGAGCACCCGGTAATGATGTCGGTCTATCTAACGGAATATCCCTGAGCAATTTTTGTGCATCTATAGTGGCGCCTTGCAGTGTCGGGTTTCGGGAAATGATACTTTTATCAATTTCTTTAAGCTCGCCCAGTTGTTGACCCAAGAACTGAGCCAACACTAGGCGAGCTTCCTCACCGTGTACATCTCTTATATTAGCATTATCGCTCATATCGACGCTTAGGAATCCAAGCTCTTGAGGAGATTATTGATCTCATCATCTGTGATTGCTTCAGGCGTGCGCGCTGGGCTAGGTTGAGGTGCACGAGTTTCTACGACCATCATAGGTGACGATTCTGTCTTAAGAGTTTGGATTGCCGGTGCAGATGTGACGCCGGTCTCGACGCAATTGTAATGCTGGTCAAGGGTGGCCTTCAATTCCTCATACGGCTTAACCGATATCATGCTCTCGAGGTCAAAGATACCATCATAAAGCTTAGCATGATCGTTGGGGTTCAAGCCTTCAACTTCACGAGGAAGCTTGAACTTAGACGATACATAAGTCGGGTAATCACCCTGCTTCTCACACTTGATAGAGAAGCTGCAACCATTAGAACTGAGATCAAAGATACGCGCGCCCAAGTCATCCGCTTCCTCGTTCATAGCACTTTCAACGATCTTGTTAAGCTGGCGACCATAACGAAGAACCTTAACCTTACCATTGTTGTCTGGATTCACTGGGTCACTGATAACGTAAGCGTTGACCATCCAATTCTCACCACGACGAATGGCCTTGACCTTCTCCTTCTCATCCGGAGTGCCATTGCGGTAAATGCGATAACGCTCTTCAGCGATAGGATCACGCTGATTCCAGGTAGTAGGACTAGTAACTAACACGTTCTGACCGGTCGAGAAGCTCTTCCAAGCGAATGTGTAGTATCGGAAAATAGTCTTGGTGGGATTCTTGATGTTTGGTAGAAGTCTGACAATATAAGTATTGCCAGGTTCGGTCTTTATATAATCTTTACGTGAAACCGAACCGCTATCGTTACGAGCGATGGCGCTTTTAATACTCTCGAACATTGAGCTATTGTAGGGTGATGTCATATTATTGTGTTGTGTTGTGTTTATTCTTACTTTTCTAGTATACTCACTTATTTAATTTCTGTCAAGTTATTTTCCACCTTCTCAAAGCTTTTTTTAGCCAGTATCATAGCTTTGCGCGAATTCAAAAATCTTATCTTAAACAGCTTAAGCTTATTAAGATAAGCATCTCCAAATACAAACGTCAACCAGTCTTTCTCCAGCGAATAGAACATGCGCTCAAAACCCTCAAACGATAAAAGAGCATATACACTTACCTTTCTTTCTTTTAGATGCGTAATAAAATCCGGTATCGCCGCTTGTTTGTATACTATGTATTGGTGTATGCCAATATTGGCGTCACTGCAAAATTTTCTGATAAATTTAAATGAATCAATTATGTATACCAATTGATTACTGCAGTCTGGGTCTTCATCGTTTAGTTTATCTAGATAAAGTGTGTACACTTTGACGGCGGGGTGGCTGCAATAAAAGTCTAAGTAAAATGATTTTCCTTCACCATACACCCCATAGGGAGCTTTTAAGAAAGCGTTCACATCGACATTTTTATGTTTATGGAAAAACGAAGCTAATCGCTTTACATAGACGTAATTTTCATTATTTTCAAACCCATCAAAATTCTCACGATACTTGAAAGGATGACCCGACGATGACCGAAGGACTCTTAAGTAAGAATTGTATACATATTTTTCAAAATCGGTCACATGGAAATATAACTACTTTATTTTAATTTTACCCGCATTATTTAAATACTTCATCACATATTTGCTTTTATATAATGCTGGGTCAAATTTGAGGAATAGATTAACTGCTTCGAAATCGCTATCGATATCCATTTTAGTTTTTAAAATTAAACGAATATGCTTATTCTTTAAAAAATTCAAAAATACATTTGCGGTATTTATTTTTTTATCAGATAAGAGTGAGACTAGCGTGCAGTACGTCATGAATTGTGCACACGTTTCGCTCTCTTCGAATTCGTGGTTTATATTCATATCTCTTTGAACAAACGAGAAAATAATAAAAAGTTATCGGTCAAAATTCCGCCGCCTACATTGTTGCGACCGCCGCCATTGTTAAATTTTTTGGCTAATTTGCTAACATCATATGAACAATTTTGACCTCGGCGGTAGCTGACTGTTTTCCTGGTTAAGTTCACCACTATAGCTATATCTGAATTATATTTGGAGAATAGATGCTGTGCGACATCATTTATGCCATAGTCAGCAAACGTGCAGTGTACTAGAGTATCTTTACCATCCAATTTCAATACAGCTGAATGTATTTTTAAATTATCGTTTACCTCTTTCAATCTAAGTTTGTGAAACTTGATAATGTTTTGCTTATGCGCGTCAAACGGTTTAAATCCGTTAATATACTCATCGCAAAATAAGGCAATCCGGTCTCCTCTAAGGGAGAAGAAAATCGTATTAAGATCTAACGAATAAGGCAACGACAGCTTATAGCTGTCGTAGTCATCTATCAGCAATAAGAGAAGCTTTTGTTCTCGAGTTAACTGAGATGTCGAGGAACCACAAAGGGTTTTATACACCAAGGTAGCACAACTGGGGGTTTTCTTAAAAATATAAGAGGCATTAGAGAATGCCTCTTTGTTTACCCCAGTAACGTTGTGGTGGTCTATAATTGTTATCTTGTGTACATCTAATATATCTTGGTTTTGTTCTACGATATTTAAATCGCAAATGTATACTTGATCGTAGTCGGAAGTACTATTGGTTTTACACCAATCTAAAAAATCCTCACGAAACTTGTGTTCATTAGTCGGCTTGAATGATATTTTAGCTTTAGGGAACAACCATCTGATAGCTAAGCAACAGCCAGCACCATCAAGGTCATTATCTAGAAATATAAATATCCTGTCACCATCACGCATGATTTTATTTAAAAATCATTAGTCAATTGTCAAGAGCTAAATTAGCTAATGTGTTGATAGATGACGTACTAGACTCCGTGTCATTTATATGTTCATCTTCGGTTATAGTAAGGGTTGGGTAATCGATGCGCAAAGAGCGACTACCAAAGTTTTGACCGAAGCGATTTTTCATCATCCCCAACTTTATAACACCCAGATCGCGGTCGGTATCATCCTGCCATATGCCCATAATCACGTCAGCAGTGGCAGCTAAACCCATACTTTCTGATATAGTATCAAGACCTGGGTCGTTTACATTATACCCAGAGCGATTTAACTGGGTTGCTGAAATAACAGGACACTCGAAAGTGTAACTCAATGCCCGCAACTGTTCGGTGATATGCTTGATACGTTCATATGAATTACTACCCACGCTAGAGGCAAATAGGTTCGCGTAGTCAATCACCAATGCATCCGGTTTTATCCCTCGGGATATTAGCTTTTTGATGTAACCCTTAAGCTGATTCACCGATATAGAACTAGGTGGAAACTCCTTTATTATAATCTTAGCGCCAGCCGTGCTGGTAGTATATTCATTTATCTGATGTTTCAATGCGGGTGATTCCCGTCGCATACTATTAACCGGTATCCTAGTGATATTAGAACATATACGACGAGCATACATCATCTCTGACATCTCGAGGGTTACAATTACAACCGTTTTGCCTTTATTTGCTATAGTTGTAGCTATGTTCCCGAGGAAAATGCTTTTCCCTACGTTGGTTTCACCTGCGAATATGTACAACGCGCGACCATTCTGAAGAAATCCACCTGCTAATTTATTATCCAACCATTTCCACGGAGTTGATATACACGGAGTATCTGTATTAATGTCCTTTATGACTATATCAATTTGAGGTAACAAGTCTATCCCCAAGTCAATGTTCAATGCGATGTTACAAGCCTTCTCAAATTTGTGGTGGATGTCAGCAGTGTTGTACTGATCTCGACCCATACTCTCGACAACTTCCATCAAGGTGACATATACTGCCTTCTCTTTTAAGAATTTTTCAGTATTGGCATACAATTCTTCTTTGCATAGATTTTTATCCATGCCAGCGAATTGAGATACTACATCCTTAAATGACTTCTTGAGTTCATCGGTAGTTAAATATGTCTTAATCTCTGTTAAGGTCGGAGGAACGCTGCGAGTGTTATAAAACTCAGAGATTATATCAAATATGACCCGGATATCTTTGCTTTTAAAGAAAGAAGGCTTTACATGGTCAGCAACAGAGGAAAGATATGTCTCATCGGTGAGACATTTATACGTAAAAATATACTCAAAATAGTCTAGGTCTAACTGATTCATTCGCTTTTATAATATAAGCCATGCTTCAATTAAGAACCGTAAATTTCTAAAAACTTTTCCTGATTCTTCACAAACACGGGGTCTTCAATACTACGCAACCCAGGAGACTTATGTATTAGATATATAGGCAATACACCCATTTTTAATTTCTTAGCATTTGCGTCCATGCAGCTAGCTAAGTCGTAAAGATGGAAGTCGAAGTTTTCATTAAATTGCCAACCAACTTCATTGATCTTTTTAATATTGACCGCTAGAAACAAACCATCCAATAAAGATACGCGAGCCGGAACGTGACCATATACTGAATAGGATACTTGTTCCAAGCCAGGATGAAAGTGACCAGCAATACCTCTAAGATTTTCCCGCTGACACATCAGATGCCACAAGGTGGGTTTCTTTATAACCGGATTAAACCCACCGGCGACACCAATTATATCATACACATCAAAACCTTCAGCTACTTTGTTGATGAAGTTGGCGTCATCAATAAACACATCATCGTGCACAAACACTGCGATATCATAATCCTTACCATGCTTCTCTAAGAAATTGTTATAGACCGTACTTAATCCGTGCGAGTTGTTGGGGTAATTGAATATATCAAATTGTGTTTTTGTAGTCTCTTTAATTCCATTAAGACTTACAGATAATAAAGATTGTTCGAAATTATTATCTTTGGATGCCGATACTATTGCGGTTTTCATAAAATAAAAAAAGGAGAATTGCTTTGAAACATACCTACATTGACCAGACCTTCTGGTGTTCTTTGATACAAGCTTCCATCTTCTAATTCTACCATGTCGAAGACTTTGACAGATGAAAATTCATTATCAATCTTGTTAGCATACAAGGTGCTACCACACCGGGCTATGTATAAATTACGCGTCTCTTCATTATATAGCCACAATGAGTATGTGCCCTTTAACATCGTTAATACACTTAAGATTAAACCTGCCTCGGTCTCGAATACACCCGCTTGATGTGTCAGTAGTGAAGGGATAACTGAGCTATCGACTTCGTTATAGGAGCCAGCTGGTATAAGCTTTATCAGCTCGTCGTAATTAGTCAAGACGCCATTGTGGGCTACTATCCAATGACCACATTTGAAGGGGTGGGATGTAGATGCATCGAAAGTTTGCGCAGATGACGTGGGAGCTTGTGTATGACCGGCGTAATACGTCTTCCCTATATCAGCTATATCGTGTTGATATTTGTCCTTTTGCTTTAAAATAGAATATGTATCTACATCCTCCGATAAACAACTAAACGCAAAATCACCGCGGCTTAGGTTAGCAGCATATAGTACTCGGAAGCATCCCATATCTGCTGCGCCAAATATTGCACACATATAGTTATATTCTACAACAAATAGTAAATATCTCAAGACATATATGAAAGACATTAAGCTAATTGCCGATGTGTATACTAAATTGTTAACGGAAGCGCCTGTTTATGGCGACGAACCCTCGTTCGACCCGGCTGAAATGGCCAGACCTGGTCGTGTTAGAGAGGGCCCCAGAACAATGCCACTCGGGTATGCCATAGGCGCGAAGGCAACTGAAACCGGTGAAGACCTGGTTGTGTTGACTACTCGGATTGTAGATGCAATCAAGCAACGTGTATTTTCACGCGAGAATAAAATAATTAATGGCAAAACGTATAACCTTTACTTCGCGGGTACACCTGAAGATTTTAAAGTGCAGGTAGGTAATGAAATTGTCCGTGTATTGGGGTTAAGACCCGAAGGTAAAAACGTCCACGCTAGAGACCACGCAGCTCGACAGATTATAAATCGCATACTCAAAGTCGTGCAAATTCCCGGTGGTGATGCAGGTCAGGCACCCGGCATAGTCGCTGTAGCGGCGCCAGCGGCTCCGTTAGTAGTAGCAGCCCCTGAAGCCGTAGCTGCCGTAGCTGCCGTAGCTGAAGCACCAGCTCCAGAACCAGTAGTTCCCAAAGAAACATATTTCAGTCACACATCCAAGTATACATTAAACCGCGATAAGTTTTCAGATAATTTGGAAGACGATGTCAAGAGTGGTTATGGTGCATTGATGCGAGGCGGGTTAGGTGATGGTGAATTTACAGGCGCAGAGGTAATCGCCGAACTCAAGAAAACATTTACATCTTCTGTATCCAGAGCGCTAATAAATTCATTGATTAAGGTCGGTGTAATTGAGGAAGTGGAGGAAGCGAAAGCTAATGCAGAGGTGCCGGCATTAGATGGCCCAGATGAAGATTATGGTGATGCATTGAGCAAGGCATACCGCGAATTGAAGCTTGATTCGGGTGGGAATAGAACTAATAGGTTTATGCCGGAAAAAACAAGAGCAATAGGTACGGCAGTTTACAATGAAGGTACATTTTCGCCGATGGGAGTTTTGCAATCAGCAGGTCAATATCTCAAGGGGCTCTCTCCTATTAAAAGACAACGAGAAGAAGCTAGCGCTTCTAGAAAAACAGGTGACAATGCAAACGCTGAATATAATAAGTTCACACAGGCAATGACGTCAGCAGGCGTTCCCTTTAAAAACATAACAAATGACCAATTAATTAATTGGGTAGAGAAGAACCTAACGCTACTCACAGTCGATTCACCTGTGATGACCAATTTAGCGTTAACCCGTGCTGATGTTGCTAAAGATCTACCTAACCTATTCATGTCGATAATACAGGACAGGAATGCTTGTGTTTACGGGACTCGTAAATGCTCAGGTGGGACATCTGTGCCATCTGTATCTGGTGGACCAGGACCTGTATCTGTATCTGGTGGACCCGGACCTGTACCTGGTGGAAAGAAGGGACTGTCTATGACCCCTGAAAACATGGCCAGACGAGCTGCTAGGGTCGCTAAGCTCAGATTAGCAGCAGCAGCGCCAGCACCTATAGGCATTACTGAAGTAAACTTTCTAGCTCTTCTAAAAACTAGAAATTTTGATCCGGCAATGTCGGCCAACATAGTTGATCTGTTAAAAACAAAAGAGGTTGGCGTTATATTCATACCGCCGCCGAAGTGACGCCCATAAGCTTATCCCACGGGATGTGTTTAGCATATGGGGTAGGATCTTGAATTTTAGCATCAATGAATCCCTTCAAACGCAAAGAGCAAGCAGTGCACGTTCCACACGCTTGCTCTTTGCCTTCATAACACGTCCAAGTATCACCAAACGATACTCCAAGCTCTACACCGTATTTAATTATTTCTTCTTTGCTTAGCTTCAGCAAAGGCGCGTCAATCTTAATTTTATTCCGGCGGTTTAACAAATTTACCTGATTGATAGCATCAATAAATTGTGAACTACCATCCCAGTATCCCGCAACACTGTCAGCTTGTGCTGCACCATGATATACGGTATCAGCACCAACGGTTTCGGCTGCAGCGCAAGCAATACTGAGCAGCATCAGGTTTCTAAACGGCACGTAATTAACCGTCTGAGGGTCTCCCATTACGTCCTTAGCCTTTGCTACATCAATATCATTATTTGTCAGCGCACTAATAGATGCGACGTCCTTGAAGAATGATACATCTATAACTCTATGGTGTACACCTTTGCTGAATTTACTAATGTTTCTCTGGGCATATTCATGCTCTTTCAAGTGGCGCTGACCATACACAAATGAAAGAGCATGAACCTCTGAATGAATACGCGCCGCATGATATAGCAGCACCGTAGAGTCCATTCCGCCTGAATAGCAAAGGACGCACTTGCTCATTCGACAGGCTTATTAAGCTCTTCCATCAGTCGGTTAAACATCTCCCACACTGCCTTATTAACGGCAGCCTCTCCGCTTGTTCGGCGAAGATTGCTGAGGGATTCAACCGAAACGGAAGTCTGAAGAATCATCTTCTGATCTGTTTCGGCTACGATACGCATTTCTAATTTGAGTTTGTTCATACTTTTATATTAACCGTTAACTCCAACATTATCACTAATTTTTTCTTTAATTAAATTGGGTAATTGTTCACTTTCATCGGGTATTTCCTCGACGACGTTTTTGTTACCGTATGCCCAATTTTCTTTTATCTTAAGTTCTAGTTGGGGCAGTATGGCGTTCCATATATTGTCATCTTTTCTCCACTTAGAGTAGTACCCTAATTTTTCACCATTGGGTAGGCTATATGTAGGGCCACTTTGTATAATCACCCCAAACCCAACAGCCAAGTCAAGCAAACCGTAATACTTATCTAGTCCAGACTTGAAGCTCAGATACATCTCAGTTTGAAGATACTGCTGAATGAATCGATTCTTAACCGTTAATGCGCGTAGAATTACACCAGGGTAATTACGCTGACCCACCGTAAGTGTTGCATCCATTGTCTTACCGTCATCACCCTTTTCTGGTTTACGTGCAAGTTGAACCGTAACGCTAGGCAAGAACACTACTGCCTTACCGCCTGGCTGTGTTTTGATTATAGATTCATACATAGCACTAGGATCGTCATACGTATGATTTGTCATGATGAAGGTTGTCTTTGTATAAGCAGCCAACTGAGTGCACGTGCGGAGAAGGGTCTTAATAGATCTAGCACGCGTACCCATGTCCATAGAGGTGCTTTCCTTTTCCATTCGATTAAGGCTAAGTTCGCTGTCTAGATTACCCAGAGAATCTATCGCCACGATAAACTTATTTTCAATGCCACTTTCTTTGGCCTTTGTTAGGAACTTATAAATAGAGTTTCTTGTCTGCTCGATACTGAAGCAAGGAACATACTTTACACCTGACGTATCTAACCCCAATGCCTCGGCGCCCGCTTTATCAATTGCATTCTCTGTGTCAAATATAACCGGGATCAAACCTTGCTTCTGAGCATTGGCTAATGTCTTAATAACCAAATAGGTTTTACCTGTCATAGACTCACCACCTATCATGGTAATTCTATTGCGTGGAATTCCACCATACAATGAACCACTGATGATGGCATTCAATGGCATGGAACCGGTGTCTACCCACGAATCCACATTAGACAGAGTGCTCTTGTCTAGGAACGTAGCGTAAGGGTTGATAGAATCTATCTCTTCTAAAACCTTCAAAATATTTTTATCCATGCAATGAAATTATGAATATAATGAAATTAATCAAATAAAAACACCCCAAGATTCTCTTGGGGTGTTTCCTTATATGGACCGACTCGACTAAATATTACTCGTCAAAAAGCTTAATGACCTTAGGATCGGTGGGTGGAATTGTAACCGGTGCAGCGGCGAATACTGTATGATACTGAGAAACCAATCGCGCATCATTCTCAATATTCATACCAATAACGAGGGTAGCCTTGTTATACTTCCATACAGTACCCTCTGTGCGGTTCTTCTCGCCTACAAACTCCTTGAAAAAAAGTGGAATCGTCTGCACGTTAAGCTGCCCATTCTGGGTCGGCTGCACGTGGATGATGGCAGGGTTCTTTACTTCGAGGTGGGTATCTGTCTCCGAAATCTTCTCGCCGAAGATCGTGCGCCCGATGTGGTCAATAAACGTTACAATAACTGGTGAATTCATACTAATATATTAAATCTTCCAATATAAAAAATCAACCTAATACCTTAAATAATTACATGCGCAACGTCAATAGAGCGGAACTACGTAGGATAACTGAGAGTTATGAAAGCATTTATAATGAAGGTATACTTGATCGTGTAGGCGCAAGAGTGGCGGGTGCGGTGCAAACCGTTAAAAACGTCGGGCAAGGTCTCAAAGCAACCGGCCAAGCCTTGACGGGAAACTTGGCGGGCGCTCAAGCGACTGTACAAGGTATGGTAGGCTCGGACGCTGCGAGAATAAATAGTATCATTCAATCTGCATCTAAGAATTTTCTCACCGATATTATCAAATTAAAATTGATTGATGATAAGGGTGCGTATGTACCAGACGCCAAAGATATAAAGTCTGTATCTGACCTATTAACCCCGATAATAACTCAAATAAAAGATGCTGCCACAGCAAAAGCTGCTCCAGCTGCTGCTGCAGCTCCAGCTACAGCTACTACTTCCGCGGTTGCTCCTCCGGCTGTTCAACCGGCTGTTCAACCGGCTGTTCAACCGACTGTTCAACCGACTGTTTAAATTGAGAAAGCTACCACTGGCCGGTAGCTTATAGCCTTAACTAAACTCCCAGCAAGTCGAATAAGTCAGTCTGAGCAGCCATAGAAGGGGATGCAATTTTCCAGCCGACCGATTCATAAAATCGCTCCATCACAGAAAAGATAATCTTTTCAAACATTTTTTCATGATCCGGTTCTAGTATTTTCTCTAGTTCGACCGGGAACTTATATTTGTAACCGATAACAGACAACCCTAATTTGTTCGGTTGTTTGATGTAGAAATATCTAATCTTATCACCTGTTCCAATTTTTTCATACTTAGAAACAAGATCAAATCGATCTATTAACTTGTTATAAAAATATCCAGCCTTCACATGAATAGGCATGTGCTTAGCTGTTTTGAATTCGCTGCATTGGGATGCGTATTTTTCATATCCCTTAATACCCATCACAAATGCAATATCATTAATGGGCAAAGATTTAAATGTATGATACGTCTCAGTGAGGATTTTATTTGTCGCTGCTTGAGACCTTGTCAAGATCATCGTCTCGATCAGATTTTTGACACGAGGTTTGATGGGTGCTGGCATTGTGGTTCTCACCACCTCAACTCCAACATACTTAAATTTACTACACGGTATACCTTCCTTATCTAACATCCGGACGACATACCGCTTCTTCTGCAGGAATACACCCGCGTCAGCTATCAATTCTCGCTTGAAAAGTAATCTGCAGTCTTTAGAAT